TCAGTCAGGTTCATGGAAAAACTCCACCAAAGGGAAAGCGCCGTCATCGCGACGGTGCGAAATGCCTTTCCGAAGGGCTGTTATCGGCTCGGCTTGCGCCGGGATTATTCGGGCTTGATGCCCCGAAACTTTTGCTCTGCGGCGGCGCGGCGCGCATCGATACGGGCACGGGCTGCGGCGGCGTTGCGCTGCGCTAGCTCCCGATCGTTCTTCGCCTCATCGCGCGAACGAAGCGCCAACTCCGTCCCCTCGTATGCTGGGAACGCCACAGCGGAAACTTCGAACAATTCTACCGCTCGGATCGTTCGCGTGGGGATGTCGCCGGTCTCATCCCATTCGTCATGGGTGACGCGAAAACCGAAGCTCATCCCGGAAATGTCGCCGCGCTCCAGGCTTACGGACAGATCGCGGCCGTCAGTTGTATCCGGCAAGTCGATCTCGACCGCCAAACCCCTGTTATCCTCACTCAGGCGAAGCGTGCCAGCCTTGGACCGTCCGATGACTCTGCCGCTGTCGTGATCGACCAGTGCGCGAATGTCCCCGTCCAGCGTATCCTTGAACGCGCCTGGAGCGATCACCTCGCGAAACGACCCCCCGATGTCAGCGACATCGTTGAAGATCGCGGCATAGCCGGCAATCGTCTTGCCATTGTCGCCGGCACGAAGCTCCGGCGCGGTTGCGAGCGACCTACGCTCCATCGTTTTGATTCCCCCCAGCAGCGGGCGGTGCGCTTCCCGGCTTAGCTTCGCCGCTTTTCTCAAGCGGAACGGTCGCACCCTGAATGTAAAGTTTATCGGCGGCGGGGTTGGAATCCTCTTCCTGCCCCATGTATTTCCGGCCTTCGTTCGGCTTATAGACGGCGGCGTTCACGAGGGCCGCAACGGCATCGGCGCGGGTCTTGAAGTCGCCGCGCAGCAAGCCGTCGAGGTTGTGCTCGACATACCGACCGCCGTTCCGCTGCCCGAACAGCTTGAGGTTCATTTCCTCTTCGAGCGCCTGCGCCCATTGGCCGACCAGATGCTTGACGAAGAACAAGTCCTGCTGCTCGGTGTTCGAGAACGTGCCATTGGTCAGGTCTTGCAGGAACACCGGCGGCATGTTGTAGAGCCGTGCAATCTGTTCGACCGCGAACCGCTGCCCCTCGACCATCTGCCCCTTCTCGGGGTCGAAGCCGATCTGCTTGATGTCGTAGCCGGTCGGCAGCGGAAAGAGCTGCTTGCCCTCGTCCTTCGCGACCTGGATCAGTTGCGCGATGTCATTGACCATGCGCTTCGTGACTTCCGGGCCAGAGCCTGGGGGGCCAACGACAGCAAGCGGCAGGACTCCGCCGCGGGCAAAGACATTTGCCCCGTAGCTGTTCATCGACAGCGCGAGCTGGATAACCGCCGCGCCCTGCGAGATCGGGCCGTAGTGACAAAGCCCGTCCGCCCTCAGCATGAACGGAACGTCGACGATCTCGGAGGCCTGGTAAACCTTGCTTCCGACCGTGTAAGTCGTCTGCCCCAGCGGGGACCGAGTAATCGTCGCCTTCGTCGGGTCGATCGGGTAAAGCCCGATGATGTTCGAGCCGCTGCGCTCGATGTAAAGCAGCCCGCGACCGCCTGTGAATACTTGCTGCCAGAAATGCTGGCGCAGCTTGAAGCTGGTCCACTCGGGATTCGGCGCTTCGTGGATCAGGGTCTCAAGCCCGCCCTCGATCCGCGCACCCTTGCCGTCCGTATTGCGGTAGGCGTGCAAGGGCAGTGCGGCCAGCGTGCGGGACAGAAACGACACCGCAGCCCATACTGCGGGGACGGTAAGCGCGGATTCGATCGTCACCGCCGGCAGAGCAACGTCACCGATCCCGAGAACGCTGAGGAGATTCGAGTTGGGGCGCTCTATGCTCTGCCCGGTCAGGCTCGTAATCATGCGCTGTTCGGGAAGTCCGAAGGCTTTGCGGAACGACCAGCCCATTAAGCGCTCACCAGCGAGAAGTTGGGATCATCCCAGGGCGAGACGGGAACGGCTTCCTGCATCATCGCCTCAACCCCTTCCGCCATTGCCAGAGCAACCAGGCCGTCGATGCGGCCCGTCGCTTTCGCCTTGTCCAGTTTCCTGTTGCCGGCCGTATCGCTCACCGCGACCGCATTGGCGGCGCACATCGCAAGCACCGGATGCCCGCCGTGGTGGATGCATTCTTTGAGCAAGTCCGCCTCAAGCGCGTCGAGCGCCGGGCTCATGCTCATGTAACCCTGGCCGAACGGCTCCAGCGGGAGCGAAACGCCTTGGCGATCGAGCGCCATTTGCATCCGGTCCATCCGCCAGCGGTCGAACCCGATCTTCGCGATTGGCCTGCCCGCTGTAATCTGTCCGATGTCGCGGGCAACGAAGTCGTAGTCTATGACCTTGCCAGGAGTGGTCCGGATCAGCCCGTTGCGAACCCAAACATCGTAAGGGGCCTTGTCGCGCCTCGTTGCCTCAGCGACCATTTCCAGCGGCATCCAGAAATATGGGTCGATGTGCAGCTCGCCCTCTTCCCGGGCGGTCAGAATAAGGCTCGTCAAATCTGTGGTGGCCGACAAATCGAGGCCGCCCATATTGGCTATGCGCTCGAATATGCCGTCTGCGACTGGTCTGTTGCCGGCTTTCCACGTTGCCGCCGACACGAACGCCGCGACCATGTTGACGCGCTGGTTGAGATAGAGAACCCGGAAAGCATTTTCCGAGCTCGGCATCCGCTTGGCCTTCTCGGCCTTGTCCTCGATGTCAGCCTTCGAGCGGAACAATCCCATTGCCGGGTTCGCCGCTGCCCAAGCCGCCTGATCGTCCAGCGCGCACTCCTCCGGCGCGGTGTAGAGGTGGCAGACGATAGAGGGATCTTGCGACCGCTCGGCATCGTCAATCATTATGCTCAGCAGGTCCGCGTCAGTCGGGGCTTGCGTTGAAATCACGATCAGCAGTGGGTCGGAATAGGCGCCCTGCGAAGTCACAATAGCGTCGATGAACGGGTCGCTCGGCCCCTTGACCTGGCCTACCTCGTCCAGGATCGCCACAACCGGCGAACCACCGTGCGCCGTGGCGCCTTCCGCCGCCAGCGCCTCGTATTCGACGTTCATCAAAAGCCCGATCAGCTTTTTAGAGCTCGGCACGGGCTTGATGATCGGCCTGAGCGTGTCACTCAGCGCAACGCACTTGGCCGCGTAGTTATAGACTTCCGCCGCCTGCTTGCGGGACTGAGCGCCTGAGCTGATCCTGCTGTTTAGCTTGGCCTCCGGCCCCGCTGTATGAACAATGACCGTGAATGCGATCGTCGCGGTTTTCGCGTTCTTTCTCGCCATCGACAGGATGGCCGTCCGCGTATGAACCTCGTTATCGTAAACCGAGTAGTAGAAGTCCTCCTGGTAGTCGGCCAAGTGGACGAGCTGGCCGACAAGATCGCCCTCGGGAATCCTGCAATGCCGCTCGATGAACCGCATGTTCCGCTCGGCTCTCGTCAACTCCTCGGTTGGGAGCGAACGCCAATCCCGACGAACGGGAACTGGGCCTGAACGAAATGGGCTAGTGGGCGGTCGGGCGGGCGATGAGGTCATCATCTACATCCGCTCCAGTTTCGATCGTCTTGGCAGCTTCCCGCCGATTTGCATCATTGCGTGAATCACCGCTTCGCGCGCGGGCGTGAAGGGCGAGGGAGCGGCGCAGGCTCAAGATGTCCCCCGTGAGCGACTTGACTGCGCGGGCACGCGGATTCTCAACGCTGGTGCCGTTCTCTCTTACGGAGATGAAGCCCTCTATCCGAAGGGTCTTCTGCTCCCTCGCTAGGTCGGCCATCGTGCGAGCCAGCATCGCGGCCAGCTCAAGCTGATGGTCTGTCCATTCCGCTTTCGCGAACTCTGCAACTACGTTCCGCCAGAACGGCCAGTCGCACTCATCCATCGTGATGTGCGCCGGCGGCATCACTTGAAGTCCCGCAGCCTGGGCAATGCGAACAGCCTCAGAGGGGCTGTCGATCCTCGACCGTCCCATGAGCGCTCCTGACAAAATCGGGTTTAGATAGTTTTTGCGATTTCGCGCCGCTGTCCGTTACGACCGGCTAAGAGATTGCCCCGCCCCCCTGCCTCACCATCTCCCATTCAGCATCGGCTAGCGAGCTGTCGGCAAGGGCGAGTGCTGGTAGAAATCTGCGCTCTTCTTGATTGCAGTTCACACAGAGGCGGCTAGCGTAGTCGCGACCTAACCAGCTTATGTCGATCCATTGGTGCTCGTGCGGGGTCACGCCTTGCGCTCCTTCGACTGGGCATGGCCGTGGATGCAGTGATCCTTGTCGTGCATCGGTGCCTTGCATACTGAGCAGCGAGCTACCTTATCGGCCATCCGTCTTCTCCATATGCTGGCCTGTGCTTATGCCCGAACTGCTCGGCGGTGCGCTTTTCGTGGCACTCTTCGCAGAGGCAGCGGATGTTATCGTCAGTATCCGTTCCGCCTAGAGCGAGTGGCGTGATGTGGTCGGGTGTCTTGCTCTCGGTGTATCTGCCCCGCTCCAGGCAGTCGCGGCATAGTGGCTCTCTTGCCAACCTTGCCCTGCGGAGTGCCATCCCCGCTCTGCCTTGGATGCGCCCGTGGTTGTTGCGGGTTGCGCCGTTAGCGCCGCTCAAGGCTGTCCAGCGCATAGCCGACACAGGCAAAGCCGAGCCTGCTCACGCGGTCCCTGAGCGCATCGTAGGCCTCGGCCTTGTCGCGTTGGGTGAGTTTGCGTTTCATCGATCAGCCTCCCGCGATATTCCAGCCATAAAGGCTGTCCGGCTCCACGCTCAGCAGGATCGCAGTCGCGGTCCCGTCGATGCCCGACAGGCTCACCTGCGTGTCCATGATCCCGTCGCCGTTGAAGTCGCCAGCATGAACCGACAGATGCGCGCCGGAGAAGGTGTCTAACTCCAGGCCGTCGCTCAGCTGGCCGAGATAGAGAATGTCGCTGTAGCTGTGGTTCACGTCGAACATCACGCGATCGTGCGCGGGATCGAAACCGGAGATGACGCGGAGTCCGTCGCCGTGGAGGATGAACGTGTCGCTGACGTCCGTGCCCAGAAGATCGGAGCTGAGAACAGCCGCTTTAGCCTTGCGTGCCATGATACCTCACAGATGAGTTTCGCGATACGCTCACACGCTGTTGCCAGCTCAGCTTCGGTCACGAGTTGCCAGCCAGATCGAGATGCACTCGAATGCAACCACGCCGGCAGACACGAGCATCGATGCGGCAACGATCTCGGCAGCCTTGATGGCTATCCTACCAGCGGACACGGTTTAAGCGTTCGCTTCGTCTGGGTGGCGCGGATATTGAATGCGCACATCGTCCAGATGGAAGCCTAGTCGCTCATGCTCAGCACGAGCTAGGGCGTAGGCAACGTCATAAGCCACTTGGCCATTGTCAAACTCCCCGTGGCCGCTCGATCCGCAGCAAACCTTGGCCTTGCCGACGCGGTGTTCCGAGATGCGTGGATCGTCTGAACTCTTGTGGTTGTTGTCGCTACTACGCTCCTCGTAGCGCGTTATGATGTAGCGAGTAACAGGGCGCACAGTGTATTCGAAGCTCATCCATCTTCGTTCTCCTCTGAAAGCGACGGCCTCAGCCGCCTATCCGCAGGAGTGCGGAATCCTTAATCTACCAGCGGACATGATCGCCGGTTTCGTCATTGGCGTGGATCGGGTGCGGCAGAGGCGGTAGGTGCTTCGCCCACAGTCGGCCGATCGTCTCGGTTATGTTCCACTTTCGGCTTAGCTCGGTATCCCACCATGCCCGGTATTTGACGGGCGGTGAGAACCAGATCATCTCTAGTCCC